ACATTTGTAGGAGNAAATCCCANCATNCCTGCTTGAGACGGTGCTTCATTCCATTCATTTGAACCTACTGGTGATGTACCATCATCAGGGTATGAAGAAGTGTTTACTTGTGTTGCGTGTTTACCAAAACCATTACGTGCCATTAGTTACCACGTACCTCTTTACCGTTTTCTTTGGTTAATTTAAAACTAATTTTTTCTTCGAATCTAACTTTATCATCCAAGCCTGAACGACCAGTGTTTCTTAAGTTTATTCGTTCCAAAAGGTTAAACACTCCCTTCATGGTCATAGTCATTAGACTATACTCCATTCATTGTGTGGTTTACGTACANNGTCAGAGTATCTGTTGCTTGTTTTGTGGAAACTTGCTGGACTTGAAAAGTTCCAGTGAGTTAAAATTTTTGGGTTTGCTCCTAGTGTTGCTGCCTTATCAACAATACATCCACCAGTAATTGCATTACCTGAACTAGTATCAATTTGTGATGTAGTCCATGAGAATTTATAAGTTACAACGTCAACGCCTGCGCCTGTGTTATCAGAATCGCCGTCATTGGTTTTTGGATATGCAGAGGTACAGTCTTTCTGTGCTCCACTTGAAACAATTGGGTTTGTTACATTGTTATAAGTATCAGTTTTTGCTAAAGAGTTTGCACTTGAAGGGTTCTGTAATATACAGGTTGCTCCAGCTCCACTTGCTACTGCTGCGAAATTTTCATTCGAAGAAGGGGTTTCTGCACAAGCTTTCTTTGCATAATAAATATCACCGTCATTTGTGACTATGTTTGCTCCATAGAACCATTCTTTATTGCCTTGAGTATCTGTCTTAATTACACAGATATTGTTCTTTGGATCAATGTCTTTTGGGACTTCGTTTCCGTTTCCTTTTATTAGAGTAAACATACTGATATTCTTTCACNATTGTAGTATTTAAAGATTATTTCCTAATTAGTGGTCTTCTTTTCGTTAAGGAAACTTGATATATCTTGTGTTAAATCCTTTAAATCATCCATAACATCATAAGCATAATCACCACATTCAACAACTGTACTTCCCTGTGGTAGATTATATGTTATCTTTTTTACTGTGAATTCTTCATTATACATTCCTTTACCACCATGATCTAATATCACTTTTTGTCCCATTCCAATAGCATTTGATATTCTAGGTATAGTTAATCTAGCTTCTTTATTCCTATCAGCTTTAGCACCTAAAATTCTTCTACATACAGCTTGGCAAGTGGTTAAATCATCTAACTGAGGTATGTAATACTTCCTAGATTTTTGACCATTCTCTTTTATTAGTGTTATATTTCTTGCAACTAAGAGATTTGTTGTTGTAAGATCAATGAGTTTTCCAACTACGGTATATTCATCACTATTTGAACCACCAGTTACGTTAGAACCCCAAATAATCTCTCTACCGTTCCATGTGTAGTTTGCAGTTATTGGATCTAACATATCTCCATTTTTTTCTATATAATCAAGACCAACTAGTATTTTATTTGATTCCTCATCATCAACTTTCCATTGTAAATCCCATCTATTAGTAGTATTCCAAGCTGGACTTGTCAATCCATTAGACTTTGTGAAACTATATCTGATTTTACTTTCTCTTGATTCTCCAAAAACTATAACTTCATTAGAAGTATTAGAATCATCATATCCATCATCATGTATTCTATATCCATTAATTGTAGAAAAATAGTTATTGGTTGGTATATCACTAGATTCAAAAATAAGAACTTTTCTTGGTAATGTAAAAAATTGATCAGCACCTTTTAGATGAAAAAGTGTTGTTGTTGTATCACTTGCATACCATTTATTTCCTAACGCAGCCAATATTCTCAATGTATCAATAAATCTTCCACCAGCGTCATATCTATTAACGTTACGTGGATGTGAATAACTAGTTGTATCGAACCCATAATAATTTCCACTGTTAGTACCAGCTATATCGTCTTCATCACCGTCATTATTATATGAAAATTCATATGGTATATCTTTACCCCAATGTCCATTAGAAGTGTTAACACCTGTTGTGTCAAGTCTATTTGCATTGATGTTTACAACTATATCTTTAACTATATTTTCCAATAAAGTTTCTTTTTTCTGATCATCACTACTTCCACCTTGTTTATACCAATAAATGCCACTACCATTAGAATATCCTTTTGGTGAAGTGGCTTGATGTATGGTAAACAGGTCTTTATCAATCTCGGTTTTAAGAAGAACAGCACTATAACCTACAACGTGTATGTCATCATAAGTACCCCTATGAATAATATCACTTATCTTACCACCAAACTTCATAACTGATTGTGGTAATAATCTTTTCCAAACTATGTTTGCTTCTTCATCTGAAAACTCACATCCATTACCACTATAAACACGAATTGAGTATATTTTACCTTTGAATTTGTTTTGTGATGATCCGTTTGAACCTATATATGTATCTTTTGTTACACCACTTTGTTCAAAACTATAACCTGAATTAGATACAAAATTTTCAATACCCCATTCCATATCATTAACAAGAATTTCATTTCTATTGTATCTATGTCCACCAGTTGTTTTATCATCTTTTCTTCTCACTCTTATATAACAATCTTTTGCATGAGCATCACTATTACTACTAGAACTAACTAATAAATCTGAAGAAAACCCTGTTACATCTTCTTCTGTACTTGATCCATTATAGACTATCTGTCTAAGGTAAGCATATGTTTTATCATTACCTGCATCATGGTTAAGACCTATTTCTATTCCAGCATTACTTCCACTATGAAGACCTTTTGAATATATTATTTGTTTTGAATCACTACTACCCCACTGAGCTAATGTTGGTACTTTACAATGAATTTGTATTTCTCTTCCGTCATCAAAATCTTCAAAAATATGCTTATTATTTTCATATTCACTTTGTTTACAACGTATGACTTGTGTGGTGTCTATTGCATTACCATCACCATCTAATTTTGTTGATGTGCAATCCAAATATTTATGACCTAAGTATCTTGAATCTGTATCTGTTTCAGTACCATAGATTGGATCATCAGAACTATCTATTCTAACACCGTCTATATTATGACCAGCTTCATCTCTGATATTATGATAGAAATTAAAGGCATGACATAACTGAGAAACAGGTACGTCATCTGCAATGAAAAACATTTCTTCATCAACTCTTACATCAATATCACCACTTTTAACTGTAAATGTTGCATTATCAACAGCTCTACTTCCCTCTATGTTTACTTTACCTGATATTATGGGCTGTTGGTGTCTATATACTTTATAATTAGAACCATCTAAAACTCTTCTTTCATGGTAAATTACAAAACTTGGTTTCAATTACTGTACTACCACACCTGATATAATTGGCGACCATTTATTTCCGTTTGGATTTGAAGTAGTTTTTGCTGAAACTCTGAAATCATAAGTTCCAGAAGAACTAAGTTCAACCTTCACTGTTTGGTTTCCATCATTTGTGGCTGAGTTATTATATGTTATATCATTACTTGAAGCTGTTGACCATCCACTTGAAGAAGATGTTTTGTATTTTACAAGATAACCAGTTATTCCACTATCAGAACCAAATGATGTTGTTTTTATTTGTGGTATTGATATTCCATGTGAAGGATTAGAAGTCACGCCGTCATCATTAATTACCAAGTTTCCACTTCCATTTGAAACTCGTACTGGAGCACTAGCTAATAAATTATCAGTTGATGAAGCAACATTACCCACAATAAATTGTAATGCACCATCCCAAACAACAGGTGATGTAGCCGATAATGTGAATGACATTTTCAATAAAGTTCCTTTTAATATTATTTCTTCCCCCACTGTTAATGTATAACTATCACTTACTGTAACAGGCACAAACTTAGTTCTAAAAACTTCTAGTTGTTCTAAAGCTGTGTCAGCATTTGTATATACAGTATCACTAGTTCCAGTAAATGGTGATGTGGTTAAATTTCTAACTCTCCATGAAATATTAACTGTTGTTGTATTACCTTCAACTTTGATTAAGATATTATCATCGTCAGGCATTTGTGGTAAAGGCATTGGTGTTAATGGTGTTAAATAATCCATTTGGAATGATACTATATTATCAGCAGTATAAGCTATATCTGTACCATCAGTATCGTTTACGTGTTCTAACTTAAAAGGTACTACCATTATTTTCTCGCCTTAAAGTCCTTATGAGTTTGATGGTTTAATTGTGGTGTTAATTCATTAAGATCAACGTCTTTATCTACTTTCTCAATATGTTGATTATAATTTATTATTGTTTTATCATCAATGTTGTAATATTGATTTTTATCAGAGTTTCCAGTTAAATCATTCATTAATCTATATGAAGGATCAGTAGCTAATAGTGCATTATGCTGACCACCTTCCTCAGGTGTCATTTCATCAACTGCATTTGCTTCTCCTAAGAGTAAAGGCAATAATGCTCCGAGTAATGATATTGCAACTCCTATGTACCCTGCTTTTTGACCTCTCACATTTTTAAAAGCATCTTTCATACCTTGTTGTGTAAACATATTTTTAAAGTTAGGCATAAGAGATCCTCTATTTGGAAATGCACCATAACCCCTTTTAGCATTTTGAATAGCACTTATGATTTTTCTTCCACCCACAATACCAGCAGTTGAACCTAATCCACCTGCAATGATTGTGCCAGATTGTGAGATTGATTCTTGATTCTTTGGATCTGATGCATAATCTAAAACACCAAATATTGATTCTAACACCACTAATATTGATGTAACCAAAGGTAATAATGAATTACCTATTTGATCTCCTAACGTCATCATTCTTGGGTACATATCTTTAAAGAATGGCATAACAGTTGAAAGGAAAGCCATTGCAATTGGTCTTAATATAAAACCAAAGAAATCACCAAATGGTCTTAATATGAGTCCAAAAGTCATAGTCATTAACTCTAACATTTTTTGTAACATTGGTGAAACTGAAAGTGCTGCCTTAAACAGTCCTATCAATAAACCTAAACTAACCACACTAATTATAACGCCTGTTGAATGTTTTGCCATGAAATTTCCAACTTTTTCTAATTGTTTTGACATTGCCTGAAGTATTGGATTATCTTCCATAATTTTAAATGCTTTTGTTTCTTTAACATTAGTTAAATCTCTTTCAATGGATCTTAATTTTGATGATAATAATTCTGCATCTTGTTTGCCTTCAGGTGTAAATGATCTAGGAGTGAATAATTGTTTTAATTGTTCGTGGTGTATAGCATCAATAGCTTCTGTTAAAGATGAATGTTGCATACGAGCTCTTGTCATTCCCATAGTAGCTCCAACACCCATACCAGCTACTTGTAAAGGAGTTACTCCACCAAACATCTTTGTAACCCTACCCATAGTTACATCCATTTGCTTAAAACTTTCTCTGAGTTTAATATTACTCTGTACATTATCTCTGTGTTCTTGTTCTAAAAGTCTTTTTCCAAATATTCTTTCTCTGTTAATTTCTTTTGAAATGTTTAATGATTCTATTTTAGTTTTAGATTCTTCTGCTACTATCCATTTTCTTGAGTTCCATTCTTTCTTTGTCATCTCTAATTGATTAGTAGTTTCAACTATTTTTTCACTTAATTTATTCATACTTTGTATTGTTTTCATTTCTGATTCATTGAGTTTGCCAAACGCTTTCATCATTTCGTTAACGTGTTTCTCAATATTCAATAATATTTTTTCAATAGTACCCTGCTTCATACATATAATACTTATAAATGACTATTAAAAGTTTTTCCTTTTACTAGCTTCTCTAATCTCTTCATTTTGCTTCTTAGTTTGTTCTATATGTGTGCCTATTAACTTCTTAAGATATTCAATAGGTTGTGAATCTACTTGTTTTTTATCCCAACCAAACTCTTTGGCACATAGGTAATATGCTAGGTACTTGGTTCTTTCTGATCTTTCAACTTCTGGAAAGTTTCCATCCAGCCCTCTATATATTCGGCTAAAGGGTGGTATTCTAGCACCTCATCTAGTATTTTGTTTGCTATTTTTGAATTAAGCATTTTTATGGCTGTTTCATCACCAATTTTGAATGGTGCTTTTACTAAACACAATGTTAGAAGTTTCATTCTATAAAACGGTAAATTAATTTTTGGTTTTGTCACATCTGATAAATCAACTGAACCACCAAGTAGTGATTCAACTTCACCAAATGTTAAAGAGTCTTTAAACTCAACAAATTCTTCCTTACCATCATATTCGATTTTAATGGTCTTTATAGCCATGTAAAAAAATATGTAATTCTATTTAATAAGGGTTATGCAACTGTGTATGTTACTCTTGCTGCCTGAGCTTTCCATGATAGCTCTTCAAAGACAGGTTCTACTGGTTCTAATCCAGTAACAGTGTGATCACCAAACGATAATCCTTTAAATTCAATCAGTAATGATTTACCATTATCTTCTGTTGAAGTAAATTTTAATTCGGCAGATACACCACTTGTTTGGTTAATACCACCTTTACTATCATAACCTGTACCAATTGCTTGGTTCAAAACGTGTTGTAAGTGATTTCCTTCTTTCCATGAAGTCTTAAATCTACCTGATACGTCTAATACTTTCTTAAATGCATCAGTAGCATAATGAGAACCTATTTTATATAGTAATTCTGAGTTTTGATTGAAATTAACATCTATGGATTGTACTTCACCAATTGTTTGTAACGCACTACCATCTGAAACTTTGAAAACGCCATGTGCAAATGTGTAAGGACTTCCAGCTACTGCAACTGTATCTTGTTCTGTAATACTTCCACTTGATGGGTTTGTTACGGATTCTTCTTTACCAAACACAAGATCACAAGTTCCGTTAACTGTTTCACCTACATTGGCAGTTATACCTAATGTTTGAATAACTCCACCTTTCAACAATCTTTCCATTTTAGTATGTGTACCAGTTCCATAATCTGAACCAGCACCTGTTGTTGATGGTGTTTCTATTGAAATTTTTGCTGCGATAGATTTATCAACTAAATCAACTGAAGCTTTGGTTTCACCTAAATCTGCTGGATATTTTGAACTTGAAGCTGTGCCATAAATTCCTTTGAATATATCATGTGAAGTTTGACTATCAAATGTAAAATTAACCCCCATTCTTGCCTGTTGTTGTCCGTATGCAAAAGCTGTTGGTTCTACTTGTCCTAATAAACCTAAATCAATTCGATTTGTTGTAACACTTAAAGAGTTTACTCTAGTATTTAGACCAAACACTTTGTTGTATGTGGCTCCAGCACCAAATGCTGATTCATACCCATAAAACACCGAAGCGCCTGCGCCTGTATAAACTACCATATTATAAGAGGTGTATTATTCGTATTTAAAGATTATTAGGGATCAGCTTTTCTATAAGATAAGGTAAGTACATAACTATACATATTACGATATTTGTAGTTTTTACTGTAAGAACCGACTACTCTCAAATCAGTATATGCTGTGCCTGTTATATTTTCTTTCACTAATTTAACAACCCTCTTAACTACTTCATTATGTCTTTTAATATCTTGATAAGTTCTCACTTCCAATTCCATGATTTGTTCATGCCAAAATGCAGAACCACCTAATCCGAAATATGTGATATTTTCATTTTTTGGATATAATAATAATTCATCTCTTCTATCATCAATAAAACCAACAGTTCTTTTATCCCATATAGCAGATACTCTAGGTGGTCTTATGTCCGACCATTTGGTTTTAATTAACTCAATTATTTCATCAACTGCATCATATGTTATAATACTCATATATCTTCATCTACCCCACTCTCATATTTATAGTTGACATCATACTTGAATACTTCCCAAGTATCATTTTTACCAAATGATCCTTCTTCAGGTCTTCTATATTTAGTATGTTCATCCCATTGACCATCAGTCATACTTGCTGGTCTTCTTCCAACATACCATATTTTTCGTGCAACTTTATACGCTATTGAATCAACTACACTTTCTTTTATTCTGTATATATTATTATCATTCATTGTAATTGAATCTGATCTTCGTGTCCAATTAGGATCTTTGATTCTATTTGGTGTTTCTCTATCTCTGTAATATTCTTCAATAATATCTTCATTACTAGCTCCAGCCAATTTTACGTTTATAACCCACTGTTTTATTGCATCAATATTTGGTTTAATTGTTTGTGGGTAATATCCTCTTTGTAAATTTTCTGGAAGTGCTGGGATTACTTTTGGTGCTGGGAGTGCTGGATATTCACTTATGTATTCCATCCATCTATCATCAATTTCATCTTCTGGCTGTGTACTTTGTGCAGAAGCAATTAACATACCTATCTCTTTTGGTGAAGCATCATCGGAAAATTGTACATCACTTACATTATCAGGTAAATACCAAATAGGTTCAACCGTTTGTGCATTTTCATACAGTTCCATATTATCTTCTTCTTCTTCTTGTATTCTTTTTCCGTCAACATGAATTTCTATTCTTGCTGCAGTTGTACGAGCTATATCTACAAATTCTTTCACTACTAAACCAGTGAAACCAGCAATACCTTTACGGATTCTATCAAATACCATTATATTCCAACAACAACGACTTCTCTTCTGTTTGCAATACAATTCTCAATATCTTCTTGCCAATATTTTTTTGACTCAGAAGGTGATGTTGTACCACCACTTGGTAGTTCATCCATTCTGAAACTTGTATTCATTATGTCTATCGCTGTCATTTTTATTATGCAATCTTTTATATCATCAGGGATAGTTGTATCTCCAGAGTATTCTTCACCACCATAACGATATGTTACTCTTACTCTGTTTCGTCTTAAAATACTAAATAAGAACCCTCTTAAATGTAATGAACCTCTTTCATATTCAACATCAAACCATTGACCATTTGTAACTATATTTTCCCATGTTGCACTAGCACCTTGCCATATCTCAACCTTATCACCTTGATCATTATCTAAATCTAATATTCTTCTATGTCTTAGGAAAATTGGTGTACCCCAACCAAATGTATAAAGTAAAGGTAATGAGTGAACTTCTCTTGTGATAGTTTTAACACGCCAAGCATGACCTGTTCTTCGTTCAAATTCAGATTCCTTTCTATTGATTATTTTTTCAACTTGTGTCTTATTAGGAGTAGTATTAGCAGTAATGGGGACTCTGAGAAAATCAGATACATCTTCGACTGAACAGTAAGTTGTAGCCATGTAATATATAAACTTAGTATGTATTTAAATTTACTTAAAGACAACAGTCCATTCGGCTGAACCTGTGACATCTGCGTATATACCATCTTCAAATCTTCTATTGATATCTTGATAATTTCCTTCAATTTCACCAAAAATTGAGAATTCTGTAGCTCCACCAGAATCACCATTTTTAAGGACACATTTGGCTCCACTAGAACCTTTTTTACTACAAAAGACAGCAACGACAACACCGTGACTAGCTTTTATAGCTGTATCTGTATTAAATGATATTACGTTGTGGTTTAGCTCTACCATGTATTATATCTCATTCACGAATATATAAAGTTAATGAAGAAAAAAAAGTCGGCTATTTTGGACTCTAGTAGCCTATGACTAGAAATTCAAAGACTTTATTTGCTATTGCCGTAGTGTTTGCTACTTCAGCGAATACGTCACCTGCTGAACCTCCAACTGAATAGAGTTTGATTTTCTCATTTGCTTTGTCATATTCTACTTTGTATAGTGAATCTGTAAATTCAGGTATCACTGAAACGAGTGTAGAAATTCTTCCCTCTTTGAGGTCGGCTGACACTCCATTTGTTGCATAAGTATCAGAACCACCAGCGGTGACTTTGACCTTATAGATTCGCAGTTTTGAAACTAGGGCTGCTTGGAAAGAAAGTGTTTTTCTAACGTTTGCGCCTGTCCAATCTGATGAACTGATTGTTACTGCCATATATAATTCTCAATAAAGAAGTATATAAAGATACCCCCTAGCTTTCGCTAGAGGGTGTAAAGTTGTTAACGTTGTTTAATTCTCCAACGCCCAAGAATGTGTGAAGCTCTGACTCTCACTAACATTTTGTGCTTAAAGTTGTTAATAAGTATTAAAAAAAAGAAAAAAGGGAATTGGTAATTTTCTAATATTGACCTTAGTTGCCTAAAGTTTAATATCTCTGATTTTACCTTGAGACTTGAAGTGACGACAAACTGTTTCGCCCATAGTTCTGAATTACACCTTTCTCAACAAATGCGTTGTTGATGAATGGATAACCAGCGCTTCTACGTGTTGCTTCATAGTATTCTGTTGGAATTGTCGATTTTGAATTCCGATTCTTGGATAACCATATCCTTCTGCATCACTTGTATCAAGTGCGAATAATCTACCAATTTCTGATGAGTCACCAGAGTTTGATGGAGCATCCTTGCTAGGAATGAATGGTATTCCGTAAATGGAATCTACGTGAATTCCGACACCTGTGCCTTTGAATGTTTGAATTCCGTTTACATCGATTTGTACTAAGCTTTCACCGTATGGATTTGGAATACGGACTGAAGGCATATACAAGCCTTGTATTTCGGAGTAAACTTCGTGGGAACCGAGGAATACGTTTGGATCTTTACCTGCTGCGATTCTAATCTTTCGTAAGAAAGTTCTTAGAGTGTCATCGGTAAGGACACCGTTGGTACCAATGGTACCTGAAGCAGATTCTACTGTACTATCAAAGTCGGTACCACTATCTCTGTCAATGGTAGCGTTAGCTGCCCATGGATCATAGTAGTTGGTTGAACCAGAATTGGTTGCAATTGCATCGTCTTCTGCATCACTAGAAATAATTCTGTCTAATGCTTCAAAGTCTTTAGTTCCACTCCAAGCACTTGTGCCTGATGTTCGGTACTGTACTTTCGACATCTGCAAGAAGCATACGGTTTAAGAACTCTTTGTGCTGAACTGCCATGTACAAACGGAGTGAACCAAGTCCTCCCCAAATGTCATCTTTAGAGTGTGTTGCTAACCATTCCATAACCTCAGTTGCACTAAATGGTAACTGAGCTGTCTTTGGTCTAACATCAATCTCTTGTAGAGTTGGCTTTACTGTTTCAGCAATATTTCCACCTTCACTTGTACCACCTAGGGTAGTATTACCTTGGTTAGTATTGAGTGTTGGTTTGGCTGTAATGACCCTCCATCCAGATTTATCCCATGGGTATTTTGGCAATATACCAAAGGCGTTAGCCTCTAAGTTTAATTGCGCCCATGCATATGCGCCGAAGATAGCGTTAAAGGTACCTGCGGTGCTTGTTTGTACTGGTGCATCTGCTTTACGGAGAAGGTTACGGTTATAGCCATAGTATTGAGCTTCTAGTTCGTCAATTGTTCGTATTTGAACCATTTTAGAACTGACCTACCTCATCTGCTGTTGGTTGATAGTATTTTCCTTTTAGAATATCACGAGCTACGTTTGCCAAACCCTCATAACCTTCTGATCTTGCATCTTTCAATATTGGTGAATAATCATTCGAGAATGATTTGTCAACAGTATCTATGACGGTAGATGGTCTTGGAGTTTCTGTAGAGAAAGTAGTTCCTTGAGCTTTTTCTTGCATTTTCAAATCACCTTCATCGCTTTCTGGGTTGTTTTTCACCATCAGATGCATCTTGATCAGAATTAAGACTAGTTTGTCTTGAATTTGATTGATAGTCATCTGGGACTTGTTACCTTTGCGTCCAACATCTTCTGAATCAGAAGTTTTTGGTTTTAAAGGCAAATCGGTTGGTGTTTCTAGAGCTTTTAATCTGGTGTCAATACCTTGTAGGGTATTATCAACTGATTTTTGAGTCTCTGCCAGTGATTGTACGACATCGGTGAGAGTGTCCATGTTAGATTTTACTGCTTCTTGAAAAGATTTTTCAACCTCTTCGTTAGAATCTTCTTTATCTTCCTTGGCTTCTGTCTCTTCGATTTCTTTGGATTCGTCTTCTGCCATGTTATTACTAGATTCTTCTTTTTTGGGGTTTATATATATTTCGTTATCTTTATTAGACTCCTTGTCTGCCTTTGCCTGACCCCCTAGTTGATTATTTCCATCTTCTGTTTGATAACCTGATTTAAAAGTATATTCTATCTCTTCTGCCTTGGTTTTATCCGAATTATTTCTACCTGAACTAGTATCTACATCAACATCTTGATTATACTGACTATGAGATGTACCATCACTTTCGGCATCTTGTTGACCCTCAGAGTCTTTTTCACTTGCCAAATCTTCATTAGTATCTTTCACTTCTGTAGTTTGTACGCCTGTTCCTACGCCTGAATTTTGATTATATGTTACATCATGACCTAATCCTCTTTGTCCTACGTGAGAAGAGAGGTGTCCACCTAGACTATGTTGGTTTTTATCAATATAGCAACCAAATCCGTCACATTGTATTAGCATTTTTCCATCTTCTCTTTCCTTATAATTATCTGTCATAGCCTTGGCAATTGGATTATAATCAGTGATAACTGCTAATGGAACTGCTGGATCTTTACAAACTGCTACCTCATAATGCTCTAAATTCTTTAATTCATATGCAACTGACCCATCTTTCATAACTTTTGGGGTTCTATTTGATTTAGTGGCTCCACCAAATGATAGTCCTTTATACTCACCTGATTTGATTTTTGACCAAATTTCATTGTCTAATTCATAGTTTTTATGTATTTTACCTGTAATTTTAATTGCTGGATATTCCTCTCCATTACTTCCTTTATAGACTGTTTGTGCGTAACTAATACCTTTTCCAATAATACGGTTAGAATGTGTATCGCTAATTGGTGCTCCTCTGTCCATCCAAATAGGTAATACCTTAATTAATTCATCAACTACTGTAATTTCACCCTGTTTATCTTTAACCTGAACGGTAAGATAACCTTCAAAGAATCTACTATCATCTGCGATAGGGTGTAGTGCTTTGGTCACTAACTTATTGAAATATAAATCTTCTTCTTCCACGTATAATTCTATACCATATTACTTATAAAGTTTTTACTACAAAAAGGGAAAAATGGTTGGGTTATATGCCCAAAACATAGCCATTTACTCTTTCTTTGCTTTTGTAACTGCGAAATCAGCTGCGAAACCAGTAGTTAAACCTATTAAGGCTAAACCAACTTCACCAATGCCCTCAGTTGCGATAGTTTGACCTATTGCTACTGCTGCGAAGGTTGAAATGATTAAAGCACCTGCGAATTTTCTTGCAGAGAAAGGTTCGTCTGTTCTATGTAAGTAACCTCGTAGTGTGTTTAAACCTGCACCGACTACTGCTGCGCCAACAGTTATTAGTACTGGATCTACCATAAAACTAATCATTAAAATGGTGTTTATATAGTTTTTTATTCTTTTAAGACTTTACCTACTAAATCTTCTAAGTCCGAGTCAGCTTCTTCATGTAGTCTATTTGACTGTCTATCTAGGGCTGTTGCTAAAATAATAAGGGCTTTTTGTAGTTGAGTTACACGTAAGCATAAATCCTTTTGTGTTGAGGATATTTTTCTAAAATATGCAATTAATGTTCCACCACTACCAAGAGCTATTGCAATCACTATTTCTGAAAATAATGAATCAATTATTTCGAACATAAATACCTTTTGATATGATTGTATTTAAAGAATACCTCATTTCATGGGAACAAGAATTTTACTTTGTATTAATTCTAAAATTAAAATTGGGTCTTCTGTTATATCATCTATGAATGAAGGGTCATCATTACTTATACCTTCAAATTTACCACATTTGAAACAAACAAACACATGATGTTCACCATCTGTATATGGGTAAAATCTACTACCACATTCACAAGTCATTGACATATTTTGTTTTTGTAAGGGTTTATAAATAAGTTTTGTTGTATAATAATATTGGCTACTTCCATTTATGTTTATGAAAATATTTCAACATATAATAAAATATATGCAGAAAATAGAGATGATGAGATGCGTGAAACACCATTATTGGATCTTTATGTTAAAGGTGAACAACTTTTCGTTGTAACAAACACAAGTTTACATAAAGAACAACCACAATTACAAAGAACAATAGTCCACTTTAGAAACAAAAGTTTAGGTGAATGGGAAACAGGTGAAGAATTATTGGTAAAATATAATTGTTTAAAATTAAATATTAATAAATCAATGTTAGAGATATTTCCAAGATTTTTAAGAAAACCTAAACTTCAATTTAGAATTGGTCGTTTTTATGGAAATCAAGAGAAAGGTAAAGTAAAAATTAACTATGAACATAGATTTTATGATTTATTTAGAGATAGAATAAATTTAATTTTGGAGGAAAAAGATGTCAAGAAAGTGTAACCAATGTTGTGAAATGAGATTTGAGAAGGATTTCTTTGATGAAAGATTTCTCAAGTGTAGAAGTTGTTATGCAAAAATACCACCACATACTATTAGATGCCCAAGATGTAATGAAAAGTATGATGGGTATTGGCAAGAATGTGATAAATGTATTCAAGAGGTTTACCCTGAAAAATGAATTTTAATTTGTTTTTAGGTGATGTAGAAGATAGATTAGACACAATAAATGGTAATTTAGAAGAAATTAAACAGTTATTAATATTATTATTAACACCACCTGATTTAACTGAATATGAAGAATGGAAATTAAAAAAACGTAAAGGACTATAATGCTTTGGCTTTACAACCATTACAGGTAGCATAACCCTTAGATTGTCCATCATTTTTACCCCAAGTCCATTTCCAACCAGCTTTCTTTTTACATTTAGGACATGATTCTATTGGGTAATTACCTGAACCCCAATCACTCATCTTTTATTACCTAAATTTTTACCCATAATGTGCATCCAATCTTTTCCATGTTTCTTTCTCATTTTTATCCAAAATGGATCTGCTCCAAATAAACCACCTTTCTTATTATACTCTTTAGTAACATTTGCTATTCTTCTATGACATGAACGACAAAATCTAGCATTTATTTGTTCGACTTTAAACTTATGTTTACCACAAAAGAAACAAAGACCATACATTTTATGTGTTATTGTTGCTAAAAGTGGTTCTCTACCACGTTTTGAAGCACAATCACCACAAATATCTGCTATTGTAGCTGATGTTGCATCTCTTTTAAAACAGTTAATACAAATTGCTTCTTTATAGTTGTCAACTCTAGTATATTCATCTGCTTGATGTTTTTCCCAAAGCTTTTTAGTTAGATCATTTGCATCTTTATTTGTGTCTAATTCTGTTGCCATACTAATTCTCTGATAACTTGATCTTTTTAAGTGTATCGTCTAGTAGGTTTCGTATATTTGTACAAGCATAATCATTTAGACCATGTGTTCTACACTCTTTTCGTATATCATCAAGTAATCTATCTATTTCACTAAATTCTGCCTTGTAAACGTTAACTGTACCACTAGTTAGTTTGATTTTCTTTGCTTTTACAACACGTTTTACTTGTTCTTTATGTATTTCTTCTGCATTTTCACTTGATTCAAACTCATGTGGGTTCTTTGTCCAACCACTATACTGTGTTCCAGCATCAGTTCCTTTGTTACTTTTTATCTTCTTTGTCATCTTCCCACCTCCTTGTTGATTCTAATTCGGCTTGAACTATATTTCTAGCCTGTCTAACTGTCATACCTGCTGATTTTCTCAATTCATCGACTGTTTTAGTCTTCTTCCATTGGAAATCAACGGCTGTTTGTAACGTATTTTTAACAACTTCAAAGTTTTTAGGTGTAATTCCATCAGGGTATGCTGATTTCTTTGATAGTGAGGTTCCAGCTCCACTTGCTGGTGATTGACCCATAGTTCCACCAATATCACTTGGTCTTGAGTTCTGTGGTTCACCTTGGAAGTTAGTAGCATTTTCTTGTTGCTGACCCATCATGTCACCTCTACCGTTAATTCCACCCATACCACTACCTTGCATGGCTAACATTTCACCTGTTATTGCACTATCCTTACTAATTTTAAATTCACCTGTATGTGTTCTTGTAATCTCAAAGCCCATTTGTTGCAACATAGCCATGTTCTGTATTTCAACACCATCTGTTTGCAAATCTCTTAATTTGTCGGTTTCTTCTCCCAACTTTAATTGTAATTTCCAATCATCAACACCAAGATGTTCTGCTATCTTTCTAAAGAAAGCCTTTTCTAACAATTCTTGACCCCATTTTACTGCTCTATTTGTAATGGTTACTTGAAGTCCTTCTTGTGACCATCCACTTGGGGTTTCACCATAATAGAATGGTAATACACCGTAAACTGCTCCAATGATCATTCTTAATTCTCTTCTAATCTCGATAAATTCTAATTCTTTCAAAGAACCTGTAAAGTCCATCCACTGTGCTGCATTTCCAGTACCCTTGTCACTTTCAACCATAAGTGGGTGAATCATGTATGGATCTTCTGTTGCTTTCTGTGATAAAGCATCCCATGACTTTCTAAACGTTTCATAGTTACGTGAAGCAACTACCAATAATCCTCTTGGTGGTCGCATTTTATCAAAGTATTTTCTAATATACTCATCCATATGTGATAAGNATCGNNAGNTTTTGACCAACTTGAACAAATTGGTGAATAACCATAAATTAAGTGTGGTCTATACTTACCAGCCTTGAAAACAACTTCAC